CTTTTATCGGGTTTAAAATATTCGGAACAACCTCCGACTCAATCCCGAAAGCATTTTTAAGCCCTTTCTGCGCTGTTTCGGAAACCGCGAGGACTTTATCGACGCGCGAGTGTATCGGAAGTTTAAAATCCCTAAACGTTCCGAGTTTTAAGAGCTGCTCCCAGTCCGCGTGGACGAACTGATAAACCTTATCCGCTTTTACTCGGTTAATAATTATCTGTGCGCTGTCGTAATTCATTAAAATTAAAACGTCCGCTTCGTATCTATCGAGTCCGTTATCTTTTATAACGCTATGTCGCTTCGATAATTCGCGAACTTGCGCGGGATCTGCGTTCTGCCCTATGACGAAGGTTATATCATAATCCGGAAAAGCCTTCGAGATTTGCCGCGCGGCGGTTTCAATTCCGCCGATTTTATAAAGCTCGGTATGGTGTATTAAAATCCGTTTCCCCTTCTTGTTTTCGTGATTAACGGAAACTAATTCGCCGAGTTTTAGCTTTAAAATTTTCTCGATCCTTTCTTCCGAATCAACTTCGACTATTTCGCCTATATTCCTATTAACGCCGAATTTAATATCGTAAAAAGGTAGTAGCGCCCGGATTTTATAAATCATAATTTTATTATACTCCTTTTTTGAAAATAGTTTTTCCACAAAAACGTTTATATCGTGGAGAATATGTAAACATTTTACACGTTTTTGTTTACATATCTATTTTCAGACATTAGGGTTTTCCGTCCAGAGACGATTATAACTTCCCCTCTTTTTTAATCTTTTCCCACTCGTCGTGGATATAAGAGTTTCCGCCGTTTTGTGTATAACGCGTGTATGTTTCGTGTAATCTCTCGACTTCGATTTCGGTTAAATTTTCCCCTTGCTTAATGTCGGCTAAAAGTCGGACTAGAATCGTCTTATCGTTTTCTAGTTGGTTCGTAGCGACCTGTTTTCCGATCAAGTCGAGTTTTTTATTCATAGGCTCTAGTCCGCGTTCTAGCCATTTTGTCGCCGCTCTCCCCGCTTTCCCGACTAAATACTCGACGCCTTTAATAAACCCGACTAACCCCGCTACGACCGCGACGAACGCCGCTATAAATTCTCCGACTGTCATATTTAACATTTTACCTCCTTTTAACTAAAACTTACTATCATATCTACGACGTCAACGCTTTGAACGGTATTATTAGTCGTGTTCCACGCCGTACTCGCGTCTATTTCGACCGTGAGAAGGTTCTTCGTAGATAACCAACAACTAACAGTAAGGTTGCTGTCGGTTAAGACATCATACCCTCCCGCGACATAAGAACTTGTTAATAGATAGCCCCCGTCCGCCGTTCTAACGTTTAGCTTTAGGGTTGTAATTGTCGGGGTTAAGTCGATAACATATTGCGGAAGCGGGACAGAAAATCGAAGCTCTTTTTGCGAGTTTGATATTCTTCCGCCGACAACGGCGTTATCTATTTCTAACGTTCCGTTTCTATGAGCAACGAGATCGAAGCCGTTAATCTCGACGCTTCCGGAATTTTTCGGGAAACAACCGTAGCCGACCGAAGCGAGAATCCTGTCGATAAACATAATCGGCATACCGCGCGGGAGAACGATATTGTAAGTCGTCGTTCCGTTTAGCGCGTCGGTTAGTTTAACCTGAACGTCCCAAGCGTAATTATTATCTGCGTTAAACGTTGCCGAGACATTATCGCTTAAACTTGTATAACTCCCATAGGTCGAATCGCCAACTTTCTTATAGCGGTATTGAATCGAAATTGTATTCTTCCCGTCAACGTAAGAATAATCCGCGTCAACCGTTATATCTGTCGGAGTATAATAGTTATTTTGTCGTTTGAGAGTAATAATAGCGGTCGGTAAACTCCACTCTAACATATTAACGGTTATATTTTTCGTCGCCGTTAAGCCGCGGCTGTCCGTAACGGTAAAGGTCGCCGTAACGTTGTAAGAGGAATTTATAACCGCGTTCCCACCGGTTGCGCTAGTATTGCCGCTTCCGAGCGTTAAAGCGTAAGAATTTCCGTTTACGGAAACCGAGCAAGCCGTAATCGTGGCGGAGTTCTTCGCCGCTAGTCCGGTCGCGGTATAAGAGACCGTGCTTAAATTCTGGACTATGTTTTGGTTATTTTGCGTAAGCGCTACCGTCGTCGCGTTTGTATCTTGATAAAACCCCCCGCCGATTGTCGGGGTACAAGCGGAAGTATTTATCGAATATGTCCCGCCCGTCTTCGTCGAGACTTGCGAACCGTAAGTAACTTTAACCTTATAAGTCCCGCTTTTTGCGTTCGGGATTGAAGCATAAAGCCTATTTACAACGACGCTTCCGGCATATCCGCTTATAGACGTTCCGCTTGTTGTATCGTTGGAAATTTGGCTATTATCCGCGCCGATTATATTAACCGTTACGCTTCGTCCTAGCGGATTATAAAGACCGAGCGTAAGCGTATTCCCGATTGTAAAGTTCGGCATACTCGAAGCGTAAGGATAATTATACGTCGTAACCGAAAGCGCGCTCGAATCCGTTGTTAGTTGCGAGTCTTTTCGTCGGACGCGCGTTTTAATCTGGTATGTCGTATTAGCGGAAAGACCGGAAATTGTATAGCTGCCGCTTTTTCCGTCCGTTACGTCTATTCCCGTCCAGTTTGAACCGTTATTTTTTGAATACCATATATAGTCGATAGTCGAATCGCTCGACCAATTCATAGTAATCGAGGTCTCGGTTTTTGCTTTTAGACTTTGGTTAGAAGTAGCATAGCGGGGGATTTGGGGTAAATCCCAACTTCCGCTCCCCGAACAGTTTACCGCAACATAATAAATACCGGCTTGCGCGGACGCGCTAAACGACTTATTCCCGACGTTATTGTGCGACAACGTTTTCGTCCCGCTCGCGACGACCGTCCCGTTATAAAGATTTATCCTAGTCGCCGAAGAATAGACGACCTGCCCGTCGATAACGACCTGAAAGTTCCCTGATTGAACCCAGCTATTCGTCGAACCGCCCGCGCCTTTAAGCGTCCAAGCGATAGTCGTCGTATTATTCGCTATGCTTTGACTCTGGACGCTCCACTCGAAGCGGAGATAGCGGTAATAGTCGCCGCTTCCGTAAGCATTAGTATTAAATGAACCAGAACTCGCCATTTTAACCCTCCACGCTAACGAGACCTATCCCGTCGTTTACAATGTTATTGTTATTATCGGTTATCGTTATCGGAATAAAGCGAACTTTTCCGCATAACGTTATCTCTTCCTCGACAACGCTCTTTTTCATATGAAATTCGTCGTAGCTCGCCCAGAAAATCTTTTCGCCATTTCGGTCATATCCTGCGAAGCCGACCGTAGGATTCATCATAACGTAAGAACCGTCCTCTAGGAGAACTCTAAAGCCGTTATTATTAAGTTCCGCGACTAGGTTATTAGAGCTATCATAAACTTCAAGATTGCCGCTCTGATTAAAGTTCGATCCTAGTTTAAGCGTTCCGCCTTTAATTAAGTCCGCGGTAAGGTTAATAACGTTTATCGCTTGCATATTAAGTGTCCCGTCGATTGTCCACGCCGAGTTAAAAGTTCCGTTAATTCCCGTTTGAGAAAATCCGATTCCGCCGTTATTTATCATAATAACGTTTTGCGCTTCTTCTTTCGGTAATCTATCGACGACGAGGATTTTATCGCCCTCATAAATAACGTAAGAATTTCCGAGCGCCGCCCATATCTGATTAGTCGCTTGCTCCATTTCCGCCGAAAGCGTAACCTGTAAGGCTTCGGCGGTATTCTGGAAAGCGTCCGTCGCGGCGTTCGTAACGGTATCGACGAAGTTCGAGAGGGTCTTTTTAAAGTTGCCGAACTCTAGCTCTTTATATTTACCGAGAATAACGTCGTAGTCGTAAGAAATAACGTGCGTCGTTATATTGAGGTTAAGCCGCGCGTCTATAACGACGACCGTATCTCCAATATCGGTTATTTTTTCGAGATTCGCTCTAAGGGTATAATTTACTTGCGGGACGTTGTTAGCGTTGAGATAGTTCGTCGCCTGAACGCGGAGGTCGTCGATTTGAGCTTGTTGATAGGCTTCTTCGTCGAGGTTTCCGTCGCCGTCTTTATACGGCTCTTGATCTATATTCTGGTCGAAGTGGACGGTCTTCGTATAAGGAAGTTCGTATTGAGTTTCCGAGACGAGGTAAGTTTCCGGAAGCATAATTCCGTCGAAGCCGGTCGGGAGAAGTTTCGTAACAACGTTATCCCAGTTATATTGCGCGGTGATGTCTTTTAGGTTTTTCCCGTATCGGACGACGACGCCGTTATCCTGCCCGATTTGTTCGCGAATTTGAATATTAAACTTATCTCGAACTAAATGTCCGCCCCAACGCTCTATAACGTTCTGAATCGTCTCGTAGAGGGATTTTCTAACTGAATAGAGCGTCGCTACTTTCGTAACGTCCGAAAGCGTTGTAAACGGGCTTGTCGGCTCTGTCATACTGTTAAAATGATCGAGCGCGGCGTTACAATTCATATCGACGGCGCGAGAATCCTCGATTAGGTAATTTTTCGAGTCATAGAAAGTGTGCCAACAACGTGTATAAATCTTATTCTTCGTTCTCTGGACGTTGCCGACGCGGAAAGTCTGCTCGCCTTGTGG